GAATTAAATAGTACAGGTTTAGGAGTATAGTGGCAACATATTTAATATTATCAAATAGAGTTTTAAATGCATTGAATGAAATAGAAATGACTTCCGCTAATTTTAGCAGTAGTCGTGGGATTCAAACGGCAGTTAAAAATTTTGTCAATCGTGGGCTACATGATGTATATAATGAACTGGAAGAACTTCCAAGTCTTCATAAGGAAACATATCATGTGACAAATGCAGGACAACGGGAATATTCTTTACCGACAGCAGACTCTCCTGTATCAGGAGATTTGCAATGGCGTAAAATAGATTGGGATACGTTTTATTTAAAACCTACAGAGTTAATTACAAATGGTGAATTTACTTCCGATATATCAAGTTGGACAAACGCAACAACAGGGGCTGTAGGAGGCGGGACACCTGCTTATAACTCAGGTGGTAATGGACGAGCACGGTTAAATGATGCTGCTTTATCACAATCCGTATCTACTGTAAAGAATAAAACTTATAGACTTCAAGCACGAGTTTTTGACTCCTCATCAGGGGGTTCAAGCTTGGCAATAAAAGTTGGAACTTCTGCCCATGATACAACAAATTTAAGTACAACTTTAACTGTATCAAATTATGGTGAAAGTAAAGCATTGGATACGACCTTTGATGCAACAGTTTCAACAACATATGTAACAATAATTAATAGTGATGAAAATAATTTGGATGTTGATTATATACGAATATCAAGAGATATTAGTCCACAGCGATTAAGAGTTTTATCTTATGATGATTGGGTAAGAAGATTTTCTGAACGAGATTTAACAAATTTAAGTACTATTTATGCAGAACCACGATATGTGTATAAAACACAAAGTGGGAAATTAGGAATGACTCCTATACCAGATAGAAGTGATTATAGAATTTATTTTGAATATTGGAAAGAACATACAGAATTATCAGCACATGGTGATTCACCAGATTTAGATGATAGATACGCTGATTTAATTGTATCAAGAGCAAGTTATTATGCGTATAATCTTCGTTCTGACCCTGAACACGCAATGATTGCAAATAAAGAATTTGAAGATGGGCTAAAACGATTACGAACAGATTTAGTTTCAAAACCAGAATATATGCGTGATGAACGTGTAAATTTACGAGTTAGTATGTAATGCCAAATACGTCACAAATATCACCAACAGTTGTCAGTTGCTTTGGAGGATTAGTATTAAATAAAGATATTTTCTCCATGAGACCAGGAGAGGCTTTACAATTAACTAATTTTGAACCCGATATTGCAGGTGGCTATAAAAAAGTATTAGGAACGACAGCTTATAATTCAAATATTGTTCCGCAAGTATCCGCATCAACTGAAACTGTAGATATGGCAGCAATATTTAATGATGTTGTTTTAGCTGCACGGGGTGGAACAGTATCTTCTGCAACTACAAGCAGTTCATGGACTTCACGAGCAACAAGCAAAGGTTCAACCTATCGCTATGATTTTGAACGTTTTAATTATAATGGAACGGAAAAAATAATGATAGCAACGGGTACAACAAATGCATTTACTTTAGATACAAGCTATACAGAAGATGTAATAAACGCAACAGGTGGAGGAACTGCCCCAACAGCTCCAAAATTTGTAGCATCATTTAAAAATCATATGTTTTATGCAGGTATGTCTGATGCTTTATCAACAGTACAATTTTCAGGCCCCTTTACGGAAGATGATTTTGATACAGGTGGCGGAACAGTTAAGGTTGATACAACGATTGTCGGACTTAAAGTTTTCCGTGAAGCACTGTTTGTATTTGGAGAAGACAGAATTTATAAAATAACAGGAGATACAAGTTCTGATTTTGCAGTTGTTCCAGTAACACGTAAGATTGGGTGTGTATCAGGAGCATCTGTTCAGGAGCTTGGTGGTGACTTAATTTATCTAGCACCAGATGGACTTAGAACAATTGCAGGTACAGAAAGAATTGGTGATGTAGAATTAGGTACAGTATCAAAGCAAATTCAAGATAGAATTGGCGATATTGGAACAGATAATATTTCATCAACAATTATAAGAAATAAATCACAATATAGAATATTTTATCCAGTAACTGCAGAAACAGAAGGAAATGCCAAAGGGATTATAGCAGTGTTAAAAGTAAATCCAGAAACAGGAACATTAGGATTTGAATATGCTGATATAAAAGGATTAAAACCAACTTGTTGTGATTCATTCTTTATAAGTAATACAGAAACAACAATACATGGTGGGTATGATGGTTATGTATATAAGCAAGAAGATGGGGGTTCGTATACAAGAGCAGGAACAACCTATACCATAACTGGATTTTATCGTTCTCCTGATATGTCTCTTGGAGACCCGGGAATACGAAAAAGTATGCAACGAGTTTTAGTTAACTATAAAGTTAATGAAGCTATGGATACAACAAATCAAACATTTAGATTAAGATATAATTATGATGATACAGATACACCTCAACCAGAACCCTATGCATTCTCTTCCGCAACTGTTGCGGCATTTTATGGAAGTGGTACATACGGAACATCTGCCTATGGTTCAACAGGATTTCCTTTAGAACGAGTATCAGTGGAAGGTTCAGGATTTGTGGTAGCATTTAAATTAGATGATAAAAGTACAAAAAAATCATTATCCTTACGAGGATTTGAATTAGAATACGTTAACGGAGGAAGAAGATAATGGGAGCGACCTATACCAGACAAAGTACTATTACAGATGGTGCGGTCATTGAGGCATCGCATTTTAATGATGAATTTGACCAGTTATTAGCGGCATTTGCTGTTAGTACAGGTCATAGTCACGATGGAACTGCTGCTGAAGGTGGCCCTGTTGCAAAGTTACTTAGCAATACATTAACATTTGGAGCAGGTACAGCAGGAACGGATATTACAATAACATTTGATGGTGAAACATCCGATGGTGTTATGTACTGGATGGAAGATGAAGACCATTTCAAGTTTGCTGATGATATCGTTGTAGATAGCACTAAACGATTATATTTCAATGATGAAGGTGGTGAATATATTTATGGTGATGGAACAGATTTATATCTTACTTCCGGTGCTGATATTAATATCCCTGCAGATATTGGATTAACATTTGGGAATGATGGCGAGAAAATTGAAGGTGATGGGACTGATTTAACTATTTCTGCAAATAATTTAAATGTGGACGCTGCGGCTGATATTACATTAGATGCTGATGGCGGAGACATTTTCTTTAAGGATGGTGGTACTACTTTTGGTAGTGCAACAAATACTTCTGGCAATTTAATTATTAAATCTGGAACAACTACAGCTTTAACATTTAGTGGAGCCAATGCAACATTAGCAGGTGATTTAACAATCTCTGGTGATGATTTAACAATGGGAACTAATACAAGTGGTGCAGTATTAGTTGCTGATGGAACAAATTTTAATCCAGTTGTTATATCTGGAGATGTATCCATAGGAACAACAGGTACGGCAGCAATTGGTTCTGGGGTAATAGTTAATGCTGATGTAAATGCTTCAGCAGCAATTGCTGATTCTAAATTGGCAACAATTTCAACAGCAGATAAAGTATCCGGTGCGGCAATTCAAATTGATGGTGCAACAGATGGTACTAGTATTACTGTAGCAGATGCAGATAAAATTTTAATAGATGATGCCGGTACGACAAAGTATATTACTGCTTCTCAACTTAACACTTATACAAGTGGAAGTGTGGCGGCAGATGATATTTCTACAGGTGATGGTGCAGTTACTCTTGCAACATCTTCTGGTAATATTACCATAGATGCAACAGCAAATAACAGTGATATTATATTTAAAGGAACAGATGCTACTTCTGATATTACAATGCTTACATTGGATGGAAGCGAGGCAGGAGCAGCAACATTTAATAATAAAGTAGTAGCTACAGAACTGGATATTTCCGGTAATATGGATATTGATGGAACATCAAATCTTGATATTGTGGATATTGATGGTGCCGTTCAAATAGATGGTGCAGTTACTGTCGGTGTTGATGATACAGGATTAGATGTTAAATTCTTTGGTGCTACGGCAGGAAGTTATTTTTTATGGGATGAATCAGCAGATTCATTACTGTTAACGGATTCTACTCCTTTAAAAATTGGAGACAGTCAGGATTTAACTCTGTATCACGATGGAACTAATTCTTATATTACCAAT